CCAATCTTTCACAAGATGAAAGAATTTTCGCAATCTTTAATAAAGTAAAAAACAAGTAAAATGGCAAATCCCGTATTAAATACACCAAGCTATGCTGGTGAATTAGCACTTCCATACATTCATGCATCGGTAGTTTCTGCACCATCATTGCATGGTGGCAATATAACACTGATTGATGGTGTGAGATACAAAGCAGTCCTTCCAGTTATGTCTTTCGGAACTGGCGACTTCGCTTTAATCAAAGCAGGTGCTTGTGACTTTGACACAACTGCAACAACTGACTTAGATGAAAGAGTTCTTGACATCACAGACTTGATGGTGAACTTACAACTTTGTAAAAAGAATTTCAATTCTTGGTGGCAAGGTGATGCATATTCAATCAATTCTGGTGTGCCAGATGACTATGCTGATGCAATACTTTTATATGTTGCAAAGTTCGTTCAAGCTGATATTGAACATAACATTTGGATGGGTGGTGCAACTGCATCTGGTTATGGAGCATTTGATGGTTTCAAATTAGCAAGTGGAAACACTGCTGGTGCAACTACACTAACAAATGCAATAGATGACCAAGCAACGGTAATTGCTGGTTTACAAGAAATCATTTCAGCAATGCCACAAGGAATTGTTGGTGATTTTGAAAACACAAACATATATGTAAATCCAGTGACAATTTCTGCATACAATCTTGCAGTTGGTCAAACTGGTGCTGGATACAATCTTGCATCTGCGAATGGTGGACAAACAAACTTCGTTGGATACAAGTTGGTATCTTGTCCAGGTATTGCATCAGGTGAAGCAATGGTTGGAAACAAAAACAACTTATTTGTTGGAATCGGAACTGCTGATTCTGATTCATTAGCACAAGCAATTGACATGACACCATTAGATGGTTCTGACAACTATCGTGTAACAATGCGATATGGAATCGGAACACAAATTGGTGTTGTTGCTGATGTTGTTTGGTTCGTATAAAAACATGAATAAGAAGGTGGTCTTTAGTGACCATCTTCAATTCTTTAATTCTTAAAATATAAAATATGTCATGTTTAATCGATAAAGGTCGAGGATATTTTTGCCAAGGACAAGTTGGTGGTATCAAACAAATCTTTCTTGCAAATTGGTATTCTGCAAACAAAATCACTGGTGTGACTGCATCTGCAACAACTGGTGAAGTTACTGCATTGACAACTGCTGCTTCTTTAGATTTCTTTCAGTTTGACTTGGACAGACAAACAAGTTCTTTCAATCAAACAATCACAACTGGTGGTGGTGGTGCAGTCAACTATGAACAAGCACTTGACATCCACCTTTCACATGATTCAGAAGAATCTTGGGCAAGAATGCAAAATGTTGTTGAAGGAATATTTCAATGCATTGTATTAGACAACAATGGAGTGTATTATCTTCTTGGTGTTGACAATGGAATTGATGTGACTGGTGGAACATATGCACATGGTGGTGATGTAGCTTATTCAGACTATGTTGGATACATTCTTCAGATGATTGGTTCTGAACCATTTCCAGCTTACAATCTAAGCACTGCAAATCCATTCACTACATTCAGTGCAAATATTGCATTGTCTGCAGACCAATACACAACACCACAAGAATAAATTAGTTTTTAGTTGTTAGTGAACAAAGGGTGGTGGGTTTTCCATCATCCTTTTTTTTATATCTTTATACTATGAAAATAAAAAAAGAATTTATCGGAAGCGTAATTTATCAAGGTCGTTCAAAGATATACTTGAATGAAGTGGTTGATGAAAAAGTGATGAAAAGGTTGATGGCTGAATTTCCACAATACCTTGAAGAAGTAAAACCAAAAAAGAAAAAGTCTGATGATCCATCTTAGAAGTTCAAATGGTTTTGAAAATGTGATTTCTTTGGATGTATATTCAAGGGTATTTGCAAACACCATTTCAAATTCTAAGTCACAAAATTCATTGACAAGACAATACACACCAAACTTCAACACTGACTACACTGGAACAACTTACTACATTGTTTTGATTGAACAAGCAACACAGAAAGAATACTTTCAAGAATTGTTGTCAAATTCAAACTATGTTGATAATTATCCAAGAAGCAAACAATTCAGTTTGTATCTTGATGACTATGTTGGACCAGGTCACATAAATATTGACACAACTGGTTTGTTTGACTATGAAGTATATTTTGGTGATTCTGGTGCAACTACAAAAAATGATTCATCAATTATTGGTATGGTGACAAATGGAATGGCACTTGTCCACAATGATAATTTTGTGAATGACTATTTCCAAAATTCACAAAGTGGTGTTGAACCATTAATCATTCCAAATTCAATTTCTTACAATGGCTAAAAAGACTAAACCAAGCACAGAATATATGTTCAGTTCAATGGGTGCAAGTTACTCAATGACAGATTCAAAAGAAGTTGTCAAAAGGGGTTCTGACTTTATTTGGTACGGATTGGACAATCTATTCCCACAACACACAATCAGATTGTATCAAAATTCTGCAACACAGAACGCATTGGTGAATTCAATTTCAGCATGGATTTATGGTGGTGGTATTGATGCAGACAACAAAGAACAACATCCAGAAGAATGGGTTCAATTTAATAAACTGATAAATCACAAGATTGGAAAAAATGACATACAATTGATGTGTATGGATTTAAAACTTCATGGTGGTTTTTATATTTCAGTTTCATATTCAATTGACAGAACACAGATTGTTGAAATGGAAGTTCTTCCATATGAAACAATGCGAAGTGGTCACGTTGATGAAGATGGTAAAGTTGATTCTTACTATCATTCACATGATTGGTCTGCTGGTTCAAGGGCAAAATACACTGAACTTCGTGCATTCAATCCACATGAAAAAGCAACTTATCCAAACCAAGTTCTTTGTGTAAAAATGAATTCAGTTGGTTCATATTATTATCCAAAACCAGATTGGATTGGTGCATGGAATTATGTTGAACTTGATGTGAATGTTGCACAATTTCATTTGTCACAAATTGAAAATGGTCTTGCACCATCATTCATCATAAACTTTGCAAATGGTATTCCAGCAAGGGAAAAACGTGAAGACATAAAAAGAACAATTGAAGCAGAACTTTCTGGTTCAAGGAATGCAGGAAAATTTCTTTGTACTTTTTCAGATGGTAGAGATACAACACCAGACATTCAAGCAGTTCCATTGTCAGATGCAGACAAGCAATTCCAATTCCTATCAACAGAAATCACCAACAAAATAATGGTTGGAAATAGAGTTGTTTCACCAAGATTGTTTGGTGTCAACATTGATGGTGGTGGTCTTGGAAATAATGCTGAAGAACTTCAGACTGCATCAGCACTATTTGAACAAACGGTTGTAAATCCATTTAGAGATGTGATAATTGATGCGTTGAAATTATTGATGGCTGAATCTGGAATTAATCTTCAGTTATTCTTTCAACCATTTGATTTGTTTGAAACTGAATTTGCAGATACAGAAGCAGAAACAATCAATGAAGAAGTTGCAGTTGATGTCATTCCAAATGCAGATGCAACAATTTCTGATGAAGTTGGTGGAATGGTTGAAGAAACAGAAGTTGAAAAAGTTGATGCATCATACAATGGCGCTCAAATTAGTTCTGCAATTGATATTGTTGCAAAGGTTCAAGAAGGTATTTTGACACCAGAACAAGCAGTTGTTTTCTTAGTTCAATTCTTACAACTTCCAGAAGATGTTGCAAAAGGTTTCTTTAGTTCAACTGGTGAACAATTACTTGAAACAATGTCATCAAAAAAAAAAGATGAAAGACCACATTTAAGTGATGACCAAGCAGAATTCTTCTTGTCAAAACTTGAAGTTCTTGCAGAAAAAAACAATGATGATGAATGGCAATTGATTTCTGAAGAATGTCCAACAAAGACATCTTTAAAAACTATTGAAGACATAAACACCAAACCAACTGCTGGAATGATTGAAGAAGCAAGAAAAGGTTTGGATTGGCGAAAAGAATTTGGTCGTGGTGGAACACAAGTTGGTGTTTCAAGGGCGAGAGATATTGCAAACAATAAAAATTTAAGCGTTGAAACAATCAAAAGAATGCATTCATTCTTCAGCAGACACGAAAAATCAAGCAAACAAGGTGAAGGTTTCAAACCTGGTCAAGAAGGTTTTCCATCACGTGGTCGTATCGCTTGGGCATTATGGGGTGGCGATGCAGGTTTTACATGGGCAAAAAAGAAAATAAAAGAAATTGAGAATGTCCAACAGAATCTGCACAAGTTTGCAAACAAAATGCCTACAAAATCAATGGCAGATGCAGATGCAAAATCTTCACTTGATGTTGGTCTTTACAAAGTGAGATATGCTTATCAAAAGACAAGCAACACACCAAACAAAGCTGGAAATAAATCAAGAAAGTTTTGTGACCAAATGATGTCTTGGTCCAGGCAAGGTCTTGAATGGACACTTGAAGACATAAACGAATTGTCATCAGATGGAATCAATGGTGCATTTGCTGAAAAAGGACAATCAACATATGACATATTTGAATTCAAAGGTGGTTGCTATTGCAGACATGGTTGGCTTAGAAGAATATATTTCAGAAAACAAGTCAGTGGTCGGTTCTTACCAAGTGATGGTTTAAAGAATGAACAAAGAGTTGGAAACAATCCATTCATTAAGCAGAAAGGAACAGAATCAATTGCACCATATGATATGCCAAACAACGGAAAAGTGAATCCCCCCTTCATGAAAAACTAAATACAAAAAACATGGCACTACCTTCACAAGTAATTTATATTGATGCAACTTATATCAAAGCGTATTCACACCTTGATGGATCGGTTGATGAAAAAGATTTGTTGCCTTCAATTATACAAGCACAAGATTCACAGATACAACCGATTCTTGGAACTGACTTGTTTAACAAACTAAAAACTGACATCACTGCTGGAACAATCACTGGTGTATATAAAACATTATTGCAAGATTATGTTCAGATGGCAACATTGAAATGGACACTGGTCAACTTTTATCCTTATTTACAAGGTAAAATTCTGAACGGAACTATTGGTTCAAGAAACGTGGACAACATCACTGCACTTTCACAAGCTGAAGTTTTAAGATTAGTTGACATTGAAAGAAGCAATGCACAATTCTACACTGAACGGTTGATTGAATACTTGACAAACAACACTTCATCATTTCCAGAATACAATTCAAATAGTGGTGCAGATATGTATCCAGACACACAAACATATGCTGAAGCTGGTTTGACAATATCTGGTGCAAATAGGGGAAACAACAAACTTGCAAATTGGAATTGTTGCAAGTAATGGCAGGCAGAAAAAAAGGTTGCAAAAGCAATCAAGAAAAGAAAAAAATCAACAAGCAATTGTTAGATGTATATTTGAAAAAACGAAATGAAAGAAACACTAAATGATTTAGCTGGTTTTAATTCCATCAACTTGGGTGCAATATCACTTTCACTTATGGACATTGAAGGTGTTCTGACAATACTTGTCTTATGTTCAGTGTTAGTTTACAACATACAAAAGATAATGTCTAAGAATGGCTGATTTAAAGTATTTTATAAAAGAAGAATTCACTTGTGATGGTGTCAATTGTTTTGGCAAAATGAATCCAAAACTTTTGCAGATGTTAGATGATGCCAGAGAAATTGCAGATGTTCCGTTCACAATCACATCTTCATGGCGATCCAAAGCATTCAATCAAGAAGTAAATGGAAAACCAAATTCTTCACATTTGCGTGGAAATGCAATTGACATCTTGTGTATGTCTTCATATCAAAGACTACAAATCATAAATGGTTTGATAAGTGCTGGTTTCACAAGAATAGGAATTGCAAAAACTTTCATTCATGCTGATTGTGACATGACATTGCCACAAGAAGTGATGTTCTTATATTAAAAACAAACTATGAAAAGCACAATTTTAAAAGAAGCATTGACAATATTGCCAGACTTATTGAAAGATAAGAACAAAAAATGGTCAGCAAAAAGAACAATCAGTGGTGTATTGGTTGGAATAATAGCAAACTATTTGCAAACAAATCCATTGTCCTGGATGGTGGTTGCAATGACACTTGTTGCAGTTGCACCATTATGCCTTTCATTTTTTGAAAACAAATCATGTCATTGTAAATGAAACAATACAGACCAAGATGGTCTGAATTTATAAGACCATACATCAAAGAATTCAGAAGACTTTCAGAAGATGAACAATTGCATCTTATGAAGTTGATGTTGCAGTCAGATAAAATTGAAACTTCACAAGACAAAAAGAATCTGAATGTCACTTCAAAATCAAGTGCAAGAATCAAAACACTTGAACAACTTCTTGATGTTGCCAAAGTAGATTTGACAAAATTCTTTGTCGAAAAGTACAACATAAACAAATGGGAAGTTTCTGCACAAATTGATGGTCGAATGGTTACTGAAGAATTGTTCCAGGTCAAAGTACAACTTTTGCGAAATAAGTCCATAGAGAAACGCAAAAGAATAATTGATGAACTACATCAAGACTTTGTCAATCATTCACCTAAAGCAATAAAAAGAACACACAAAGATGGAAGTCACTTGCTTGAAGTAAACATCTTTGATTTGCACTTTGGAAAACTTTGTTGGAATGGTGAAACTGGTGAAGACTATGACACAAAGATTGCATCAGAAAGATTTCATTTAGCAATTGATGACTTAATTCACAAATCAAAACCATTCAGCATTGACAAAATATTGTTTCCAGTTGGAAATGATTTCTTCAATTCAGACAGAAAAGAAAACACCACAAGCAACAACACACCACAAGATGAAGATTTGCGATGGATGAAGACTTTCAGAAACGGAAGAAGATTGATTGTTGAAGGTATTGAAAAGCTGATGCAAGTTGCTGATGTTGAAGTTGTAGTTGTGCAAGGAAATCATGACTTTGAACGGTCATACTATCTTGGTGATTCACTTCAAGCATGGTTCAGAAACAACAAGAATGTCACAATCAACAATGATGCAACACCAAGAAAGTATTTCAAGTATGGCCAAAACTTAATTGGTTTGACACACGGAAACAATGAAAAGATTGCTGACTTACCTTTGCTTATGGCATCAGAAAAGAAAGAATTGTGGTCAGACACAAAGTTCCATGAATGGCACATTGGACACTTTCATCACAAGAAACAGATTAAGTTCCAAACAATAGATGAACAGAAAGGTTGTGTGATAAGGTTCATGCGTTCATTAAGTGGAACAGATGCCTGGCACAATTTAAAAGGATATGTTCAGAATGTTCAATCTGCTGAATCATTCATCTGGCATAAATCAGAAGGAATGGTTTGTCATCAATTCTTTAATCTATGAACATAGGAATGAACATTGATTTTGTCAAAGGGTTGTTGTTTGGAATTAGACATTTCGATCCAGATGAATACCATCCATATTTGGAAGTACAATTGTATATTCTATTCATTAGAATAAATATATTTATCTTCAATAAATCATAGTATATTAAACATTTAACAATTCATTGTTGAAAATCATTGTGAAGTTTATTGTGTAATTATTTGCACAATCAAATAATGTTTGTACATTTACAACATCAAACAAATAAACAACTAAAAAAACAAGATTATGACAACTATTACAACTTTAACATTAGAAGAAGCTAAAGAATTAACTCAAACAATTCAAGATTTCATGTCGCATGATAATAGAGAAAATTTATTACCTGCAAATACTTTAGACTTATTATGGGATATTGATTTCAATGAAGGTGGTAAAATAGAAGGAGATGCTTTTGAAATGACATTTACAGGTGATAATGGAATTGTAAATTTAAATGCTAAGGATTTAGGTAACATTGTAACAATGCAAAAGCCTTTTCAAATGACTTTTCAATAGGAGCGTAATGCTCCTTTAACC